TCCATGCTTTAGCATGTTTGATCTCAACAATAAGTTCTTCTATCCATCCAGATAGTGCCATGCTCTTGTGATCTTTAACCTCAATGCACACACCATTAACACCAGCGATGTCGCCCTTATCTTCTTGCGCCCCTGCTAAACGCCTCTCAGCGTATGGGTATCCGTTCTCAATCAGATAAGTGACTACATCTCTTTCGGCTTTGGAGCCTTTTGCTTTCGCTGCACTGCTCATCAGTACCACCCATTCTTATCGTGGAACTCTAACGCCTTCACAGGCGTCTTGTAGCGGTGCTTAATATATTTGAGCCCTAGGTCAATCTGCTTCACCATAGGTGTACGCGGATCCATCTTGAGCAACTGCGGAATACCATAGGCTGTAGATCTTGGATTGTCTGCTGTGTAATCCCAGCGTGACTCTCTATCCCACAACTCTTCTAGTGCTTCCCATTGACGCTTACTGTTATACATCACAGAAACCTTGATTTTGGCTACTTCTCGGGCTGCTAACTTCATCTCAGACATGGCTGGAGATGAGCAATGGTAAAAGATTTCTCTTTCAATTTCTATAATTTTTTGCTGGATAAACAGCGCACCCACAGTGTGGGGAAGTGTACCCACAAAGACTACAAGCACCATCAAGAATATATAGTTCTTTAGTTTCATCTTTACTCCTCAATTGGGGCGGTTGCCTGCGTTCCACAGTCAGCGCACTCCATATCTCTGAAATACATTCCTATCGTATTATCTTCATCGAATGTTACTTTAAGATTCCAGACGAAACATCCACATACACAGACACGGGTGGGCTCACCTCTGATGTCCATAGCCTTGGTGTAGTCAGGTCTTAATTCATTTATATCTTTCATGTGACAACACGTTCTGGGATGTCTGAAACATCCATATACTCTGGGTTAAACTGCAACCAAAAAGCCGTATCCCCAGTTGGATCTGCCTTACCATAGCGGTTCTTAACGGCTGCTACAGCGATGTAGCCTGGTGCGTTAGTCCCCACTGTACAGATAAGTGCAGGCAACTGCGCCACCATACCCTGCAAAGCAGAGCGTGGTTGACATGGGTTCCCCGTATACGACTCCTTGGTGTGGTGCAGTATTAGTACAGCAGCGTTGGTATCTCTTGCAAGATACTTCAACTCTTTGATTGTAGAACGCATGTTCGCAAACTCTTCTCCCCCGTCATTGGAGATATCCATAAGGTTATCAACAACTATGAGAGTCGGCGAACATCCCCACAATTCCTCGAATGCTTCTACCTCTTGATCGAGATCTGCCAGCGTAGGTGCTGACTCAAACGACCAGAAGATATGTCCCGAGGAATCATTAATTGTTTTACGACTACCTTCAACATCCTGCTCAAGCATACGCTCAGCCTCGGATTGGGGTTTGCCAGTAATCATAGATAGCAGACGCATAGCCATTGTGTGGGCGTTTGTGTCGGCAGATACATACAGAGTAGGAACCTTAGCCCGTAACGCAATAGCCAATGCAAGCGTTGACTTACCAGCACCTGGAGTACCAGCAATCATCGACACTTCGGATCTGCGTATGACTATTTTGTTGACGTCAAACGTGCGGAACACTGATGGTAATGGTTCACCACCAATGTCCTTTCCACCAACTGCACGGGCTAGGGTTCTCATCTCTTAGAAACTATTCCAATCTGCATCATTTCTGCGTACCCATACAGGCTCGCACTGATCTGGTGTTCCCTTAGGTGAAGGACACATGTATGCCTTCCAAGGACCTTTAGCACCAGCACCAGTTCTCTTGGTCATTACACCGTGAGAACAACTCTTTGATGTTGGTCCTACATTACCAGCCGAATTGGTTGGATGTGCAGTGTGAATTACCTCAGCCCCTGGAAATGCTGCTGCGACATTCGTCACTGCTTGAACACCATTGGTAGGTGCTCCTGTTAGAGATACTGCCATGATCTTGAGTACATCTTGTGACTCTTCGATGCCGACAGCACTCTCTAGTGCTTCACAGAAACCTGCATAGGTTTCCGATGCTACCACGAAGATACGTCCATCGGGTAGTTTACTGCTGACTTGGAAGTTTCCAGTCATCTCTTATCTCCTTTTTTCGTTGAGTGAAGAAACTTGCATGATGATATTACACCACATCTGCCACAGTTAGAAAAGTTAGGCAGGAAGATCGTGTTCTTGCGAGCAGTGTCAAAGGTGTTGAGTATGTCTTCGACACGCTCTGCGTGTAAGAATTCTAGGTTCCATTGTGAAACAGTACCAGTACGTGCATCCCAGAAACCTGCCCTATCGACAGTAATCCCATGCTTACCCAATGCCCATGCATACACTGCAAGTTGCAAAGGATGCCTCTGGGATGACGCACCAGTTTTGATATCGATGAGTACCCTATTCCCATCGAAATCGGTCATGACTCTATCGATTGCCATCTTGACGACAGTATCCTCGATAGGAATCTCATACTCTTTTTCTATAAAATCTTCGTAGACATTCCAGCCATTGTTGCGGAACTTAATCCAGCGCTCAAGCATCCAGATGCCTTCGCCATACCACCACGACATATCTTCACGCTTGGCATACTGCCACTCATTCATGTCGCCATGGAGTTCTTCATCTTCTTTGACTTGTTCAAACCAGACCTTGTTCCAGATGGTTTCTAAATCTCCACCCTCAAGATCATAGACTTCTGTAGCCTTATGTACGGCTGTACCACCTGTGAACCAGACTGCATGCGCTTCTTGTACCTTCTCGACTTTGGTGAGATAGTACTTCCAGCCACACTCTTGCCACGTGGTTAGTGATGAATAGGAAATATGCTTTGGTAAATCGCTCATGAAAGTACTATAACAGACGATTATGTTTTAGGAAGATTGAATCCTCTACGAAGTCCATCGCGTCGTCGATATCCGATTCGATGTCTATCCAGAGTTCTGACGAACTCCCCATGACGTTACATCTCCGCATTTCTTAACCTCCTGCCTGAGTCCTGATTTTAAGAAATGCCCCCCTACCCCCCAAAAAAATTTGGTGGTTCAGGGAGGCGATGAACTAGGCTTTGCCGTCGTCCGTCATTTGAAGTTTCTGCCCCACGGTTACCCGCCCAAAGAGAATATCATGTGATATGATCTTCCGCATGATAGAGATAACCCTATGCGACGAGTGTCGCAAGACGATCAACACTGAGAATGATACCTTCGTAATTGTCGACAAAGTATACTACTGCTACGACTGTTGGAGGAATGTCTGATGCCGACCTACGACTACGAATGCCCTGGGGACGGGGAGATCATAGAGTTCACCCTACCCTTCAACCATGAAGCCCCTCTATGCCCCTGTGGTGACACTATGAGGCGTGTTTTCACGGCTGTGCCAGTGAAGTTTAACGGCTCAGGATTCTATTCCACAGGTGGCTAACAGAAGTTAATCAGAGTAAATGCACTTCGAGTTGGGACGATTTGATGAGGCTACCCATACAATCACCCTCGGAAGCCAAAAACTAGGCGCAACTCGCCATCTTTCCGGGCTGTTTGGGGCATTGTAGGAACGACAAAAAGCCCCCCACCAGAGTATTTCTACTCGGATGAGGGGCTGATTGTTTTGAGGGGAATAGGGACTACTTAGAACCCTTGCCGAACTCAGGCGACTTAGGATCTAAAGCCTTCCATACTGGTGCAATGAAGGCTGTTATAAATGCGTAAGCCAATGTCTTTGGGTCTGTGACACCTGACATGTAAAGTGCTGTCACTGCAGGTACTGCAGCACGTGCGTATGTCGTTACGATAGCAACGAGTTTATCTTTTGTCATGTTTCTCCTTATGACTTGAAGACTGGCTTACCAAATCCGACGATGGACACGACCTGTGACCTACGGAGTTTAGAGCCATTCTTTTTCTTGTAGGCGCGAATCTTGCGGCAAACTTCTCCGCCGTTTCGCTGGTCACCCTTCTTATCTGGAGCGGTGTTGCCCTCGATACAGGTGACTGTGCCATCGCCGTTATCTTTAACGACAATGCCAACATGTGAGATTCTGTCGACGCCATCTCCTGGGAAATCGAAGAATACGATATCTCCTGGTAGAGGAATTGCTTCCTCAGCCTTTTCCCACTGATCCTTCTTCATGAAGGCAGATGCGCCTGCAGGTGTGTATACGCAGTTAGGGATCTTTAGCCCAACCTCATTAGCACACCAGTTTACAAAAGAGCCACACCAAGGCTGGAAGTTAGCCTTAGTGAAAGCACCATACTTAGTTTCGTTTTCTTTTGGACCTTCAACAACGCCGAGTTCTCCTCGGGCTACTGCAATAAAGTTTAATCTTTGTCCCATTATTCTCCCGCTTTCTTGTCAACCTTAGCAAAGGCTGCATTGATTTCTTCTGATGTCAGGCTTCCGTCTGCTAGGTAGAAACGGGCAAGGGCTTCAAGTACTCGTGCTGCACCTAGTGCACCAGCCAGTACTGCTGCCTGCCATACTTCGATGCCAACCAATGAGCCAGCACCGATTACTCCTAGAGATTCTGCTGCGATTACAGCAAAAATTCTCATCATTACATTTTTTAATGTATCCATTATTCGTCCTTCATGTTTCGGATGTTGAGGGTTACTACCCAGACCACAAGGGTTACCATGATTGCATAACCAACTATGGTCTTTGCAGAACCTTCCAGCACCACCCAGGCTGTGAACATGCCTAGGATTGTCCAAAGTTGATTAAAAAAGTCTGAGAACCATTTCTTCATTAGGGATTCCTTCTATATGCGGCTAGAGAGGCAGCGGCTGCTGCTTGGGTGGCTATGTTTCCAGCAATAACTGCTGCAATTATAACCTTTTCTGATTCTTCTCTGACCTCAGGTGACATGTCAGCACCAATGTTTGATAGGGCGGTGAGGACTTGCGCTGGGTCAGTAAATAGTTCTGCAAGGAGTTCTGCAGGATTTTCTAATAGGGTTAAAGCGATTACCACCTCAGCCGTAAGAACGACGCCGTTAGGCAGTTCTACGGGCGTATCAGGGGGCAACACGCTAAGGTCTGTCGACTCACTTAGTACAACAACCTCTGGTACTGTGGGTTCAGGTGTAACTACAGGAGGCTCAGGTTGAACAGGTTCAGGCTCAAGTGGCTTTGGTTCTTCAACGATCTCAGGCTCCGTAATTTCAGGTTCCTCAATAGGCTCCTCTGGTTCCGCAGGAACCTCAGGCTCTACGATCTCTGGTTCATCTACTGGTTCGTCAATTTCAGGCTCTGGCTCTACAGGAACTTCGGGTTCCTCTGGCTCTGGTTCAACCACCTCAGGTTCTGGCTCAGGCTCAGGTTCAACAGGCTCTGGAGTAGGTTCAGGTAATGGTTCAGGTTGTGGCTCTGGCTGAGGCTGTGGCTCAGGTTCTGGTCTTGGTGGCGATACCACTATTGGCTCTGGTTGTACTATTGGCGTTGGCTCGGGAAGAGGAGTAACCACAGGTGTTGGATTTGATTCTGCTGTTTGGGTATCTACCGTTGATGTTTCTACTGGTAGTACAGGAGTTGAAGTATCGGAAACTGGAGTCTGCGTTTCAACGGTTGCACTCTCAGTTGCAGTTACTGTGTCAGCAGGTGCAACAACTACAGTCTGAGAATCTTCTATTGAAGGACTCGGAGAGGGACTTGGTTGAGGCTCGGGAGCAGTTGAAGTTTCTGACTCAACAGTTGGAGTCTCAGAATTTACAGTTTGAGTTTCAGAGACAACGGTTCCAGTCTCAGAACTGGGATCTACAGCAGGGGTAGGGATTACACCATTATAGTAACGAAAAGAATCATCAGAAAGACTGTCACTAATATAAACAGTGAATCGTCCATTGAATCCTCCCTCACAATACAGTCGGGGAATACTACCCTTACCATTAAAAAAACTATTACTATTATCCCAACCAGTGTTAGAAGTTCTAGTCTCGCCGCCGTCGGCAGTGGTACAGGTAATCTGTACATTTGAGACCATAACGCCGTTTGCTAGTGCTGGGAAGAGGAACGATGTTCCTACTGCTAGAAGAAGAACTCCTAGTCTACTTGCTTTCCTTTTCACAGAGGAGGAGATAGATTTGGTCAACGCGTGTTTCCAATCGGTTTACTTGATCTTTCACGGAACTACCCCCATTTGGTTTCAATTCTGATAGATAGTGCTTAACTAACCATCGAACAAAACCTGTAAACCCTACGATCAGGGTCATCAGCGCTACGAAAAAACCAGCCCACTCAGTAATTGTCATAAGACAGTCCTGACTGTTACTGTGAGCAAACCACCAAACCCAGAGAAGTTTCCACTAGGTGGTGTCTTGCGAGAGAACTGCACTTGCTCAATAATTGCTTGCACACGTTCTCCTGTTGTGAAGTCTTGGACGTTGACAATATCGCCCTCTGCTTCGATAGTTTCTAATAGTTGAATACGCTCCCACGCACGGCCTTCATATCCAGTCGTTACGTTATAACGGTCTTTCTCAACGTCAAAGCACCATACGGGGAACTGAATCAACCGTTGGCGCTTAGTTGCAGGAAGCGCTTTTGCTTGGAAGCCCTTAAACACGGGTCCTTTACTGGTATCGCTTGCGCTACGTGAGAGCGTAAATCTGTAGGATAGGAATTCTTGTGACTCTTCTGGCTGGGTAGTTGCTGCCTCTGGTGTGCCGACTGAAACATTGTAAGAGATAACGTTGTTGATATCGCCGTTTTCTTCCACTGTTTGGATGTCCATAGCACCATTGGTGAACTCACCTCTAGCACGGATTAACTTAAAGTTCTTTGGCTCTAGTGTGCCATAACGAATAGCACCTGTTTGCAGGTATCCACTTGTTGTCAAAGTAGATGCTGACTCTAAATAGACTGCTCCATTAGTAGTTTGATGAGCGCTAGCAAAGGCTAAGCGATTAGTTGTTCCAATAAAGGAAACACCTGTAGTAAAGCGTGTTCCTGTTTGGACTCCTATTATGTCATTTGCATAAGCAAAACGAAGTGGCTCACCTTCAATAAGTTGGCTGAGATCTACACGGGTAAGACCAGCGTTAGAACCTACACCTGTAGTAGCCCATGCAAAACGATCAGCACATGCTACGTCATAGACTGGCTGGGTTGATTCAAAGAGAAGAGGACCATACTCAAGAGAACCATCTTGATCGTTAACATTGGCAACGCGCAGACCCTTGCTGGTTCCGATAAGCATGTAACCTAGGTAGTAGTAGACTTTTTCGACTATTTCCCCT